TATTGAAACAAGGCCCAGACTACGAGCGAGGGCGTCCGTGAGTAGGGCTGACGGAAAAGGAAGCGCAAGATGCGCATTCGTATGCTGCTAAAAATTGCCCCTCGCATGATAGCGTTCAGTGTTTTGCAGATGCAATTCAAGCCAAGCTCAAGGAGAAGAACAATGGATAAAGACGAAACATTGACACGCAATGAATTGTTGGAACTTGCAAATACGTTCTATACCGGCGGTTTTACCGAAAGAGAGATTGCATTTGCACGAGTTATCGCAGCAGCCGAGCGTGAGAAATTCTGCGCCGTGCTACGTCAGTTGCACGATTCTTACGCTTTGGCAAGTAGCAACAAAGGTTTTGATCCAAGGAAGAACACATGACTGAGCAGCGCTACTTCGCTGGCGGACAGGAGTTTCTTTACCCCCATGCTGGCGACCCGCCAGCACCCCTAGATACTAAAGTGCTTTTATTATCCAAAGGTGGTATTTGTACCACGGGGTACTGGAATGCTACTTGGTGCCTTGGTTGGCTGCCGCTACCGAAGCGCAATACCGAGAAAGAAGATATTAAGTGACGACCTATCACCCAATAATACGCGACTTGTTGAGGTTAAAAGATGATGGATTAACAACGAAAGAGATAAGCGACACGCTGAAAATGGATAGAAAAACTATCCAAGTTGCACTGCGTAAGATGCCCGATGCCTACATAGACCGATGGCTTTGCGCAGAAAACCCGAGCGTCCCACCGGAAGCCGTCTGGTGTGTCGTAGTGCCCCCCGAAAATTGCCCTAAACCCGAAAGAACCAAATGATATTACTCAATGACATCCAACGCCAAACCCTGCGCGACCTTAGCGACGTGAGCGAGGGTAAAAACTATGCGCAGGAGAACAAGCCGCTGGAGTTCTTCCTGCGCGGCCTGCGTGAGCAGTACCCCGAGTGCTTCAACATAACGCCTGTGGATCTGAGAGCGCGCGTGTTCGTCGACACTCCGCTGTCCGTGCCCCATACCATGTACAAACGCGCTGTGCTCACCATGGCCAACAGCTCGCGCAACAAGGCCGCCGCATGACTGGCATAGAGCAGGCGTGCTATGCGGCGGGCAGCCAGGCCAAGCTGGCCGACCTGCTCGGGTGCAGCCAGCAGAACATCAGCTCGTGGCTACGCAGGGGCTACGCGCCGCCCGAGCGCGTGGTGGAGATCGAGCAGGCCACGGGCATCCCCCGCGTGCTGCTGGTCAGTCCCAAGCTGCGCGAGCTGCTGTCCCCGCTAGAGGCGTTCTGATACACTGACTGAGAACCCGGCTAGGGCGCGCTGATCACGCGCCCGAACGCACCTTATCCAGGCCCGCCGTTGTTCCTTATCTGGATAGCACACATGGATAGCAAATGCCCCAACCAACACCAAAGCTACCCCCAATCGGCAGGGTATTCAACGGCGCCAACATCCCTCCAGAGCTAAAGGCCATGCGCCGGTGGGCGGTCTGGAAAGCAATCTGGAACGAGTCCCGCCAGAAATACGACAAGATCCCCTGCAGCCCCCAGCACTACGGCCTGTCCACCAAGAAGGTCTCTGAGTGGGGAGATTTCGACACCGCTGCCAAAGTCCTGTCCCTCAACCCCACGCGCTACTCGGGCCTTGGGCTGGTCCTGACCGGCCTCACCGGCGTGGTGGGCATTGACCTAGACGAGTGCCGACAGGACGGCCAGATCGCGCCGTGGGCCAAGGCCATCGTGGAGACCATGGGCAGTTACACCGAGATCAGCCCCAGCGGCAACGGGCTGCGCATCCTAGCCCTAGGCGAGTTCCATACCGACTGGAACAACCACGACATCGGCATTGAGGTGTACAGCGGCCACACGCCGCGCTTCCTCACCATCACCGGTGACACCAAGCTGGCCCGGCCCATGGTGCCCGCCCAGCCCCAGGCGCTGCAGGCCCTGTTCGACGGCATGCGCAAGTCCAGCCTGCCCACTGCCAACGTCATACCCATCGAGATGCCCGAGCTGATCAGCGAGCTGGCGCTGCCTGACGTGGCCGAGATGTCCATCCCCGAGGCCACCCGCGAGCTGCTGCTGCACGGCCCAAGTGACGACGTGCAGGACAGATCCGGCGCGCTACACGCGGCGGGCGTCCACCTCTACAGCGCGGGCTACGACGACGCCACGGTCCTGAGCATCCTAGCGTCTAGCCAGCCGGTCATGGACATAGCCTTGGCCCACCGCCGCCAGGACCCCGACCGGGCGCTGCAGTACCTATGGCTAGAGCACTGCCAGAAGGCCAAGCCCAAGGCCACCACGCCCACCGACGTGCTCTTCGAGTTCGATGACCTGTCTGCCGACCCCGAGGTGGTCGCCAGCGCAAAAAAGGCTGCAGCCGCCGCCGTTATCCATGAGAACCGGTTCAACGTAGAGACCACCGTAGAGTTCATCGTCAGGCGCAAGGCCACCTGGCTGATCAAGGGCGTGCTACCCCGTGCTAACTTCGGCGTGTTCTACGGGGCCAGTGGCTCCGGCAAGAGCTTCTTTGTGTTTGACCTAGCCGCTGCCATCGCGCGCGGCGTTGACTGGCGTGGCAAGAAGACCACCAAGGCCCGCGTGCTGTGGATCGCAGCCGAGGGCCAAGAGGACATGCGCAAGCGCGTCCACGGCTACTGCATGGCCCAGGGCATACAGCCGGAGGAGCTGGACATGAAATTCATCAGCGACGCGCCTGACCTGCGCAATCTGGTCGACGTGAAGGCCTTGGTCAAACAGATCAAGAAACACGGCGAGTTTGATTTAATAGTCATCGACACGCTGGCCCAGGTCATGCCGGGCGGCAACGAGAACAGCGGGGAGGACATGGGCATGGTCATGGGCCACTGCAAGGAGATCACCCGGCTCACGGGCGCCATGGTCACCCCTGTACACCACAGCGGCAAGGACGAGAGCCGGGGCGCGCGGGGCTGGTCAGGGTTGCGGGCTGCCTGCGACTTTGAGTTTGAGATCATCCGGGCCGACGCTGACCGTGTGGCCACTGTCACCAAGATGAAGGGTGGGGCCGACGGCGCTGAGTATGGTTTTAGGCTGCGCACCCTGGTGGTGGGCAAGGACGAGGACGGTGACGACGAGACAACGTGCGTGGTGGACTACACCGACAGCAGCCGGGCATCTGTGGCGGCGTCGCAGGGCCCAAAGGGCGATAAGAACAACCTTGTACTGGAGACGGCCACTACCATCTTGGCGTTAAATCCGGGGCCCCTTACCGTCAACGAACTGGTCGCGGCGGCCATCAGCAAGATGGATCGGAACAACACAGACGACCGCGATACTCGTTCCCAGACCGCCAGACGCAGCCTGAAAACGCTTGTTAAGCAAGGTTTTTTGGCCCAGAATGCCCAAGGACATGTGGCAATACCAGACGGCAGGAAAGTGTAATTAAATGCAAACTTGTAAAGAAATGCGTAAACAACAGTGCAACAACTGCAACAGCACTGCAACAGTTGCATCTTGTTGCTTGTTGCAAATGCAACAGATGCAACACACCCCTTTAGGGGGTGTTGCTTGTTGCAAGGCCTGATGCGTTGCTTTTGATGTTTGTCTGCAAAAAACAACAGAATAAAAAATATTTTTGGACGGGTGTAAATTACAACAAAACCCTTGTACACTTTCCCCATCGCAACGTCGCGATGACACACACACACGGAGCTGACCATGAACGCAAACGACATCGCCCTGACCCAAGTTGATACCCTGGGATTTCTGTTGGCCCAGATCAAGGAGCTGACTGACAAAGCCGACAAGATCAAGGACGAGATTAAGGACACCGCCGTCAAGACCGATGGTGTCAAGATCTTTGAGGGCAACCTCTTCAAGGTTACGGTGGTTGAGGCAAACCGCAGCGTCACCGACTGGAAGGCCATAGCGAAGGTGCTTGGCATTCCCGCAGATTTGATCGCCAAGCACACGGCCACCACCGCAGTTTTCTCGGTGAAGACCACATCACGCTAAACCAACCCGCCCCTTCGGGGGCAATTTTAGGAGACGACCATGCAGACAATCACTTTGGGCAAAGCCCGCTACACCGTCCGCGACGACCGCGAAGATTTTCTTGGGCAGGTGCTCAAGTTCACCGGCAAGCACAAGAAGGTGCGGCCTCAAGGCGGCGTGTCCCGCAATTACCCGCGCTACGGTGCCTACTCCAGCACGGCGGAGTACGTCCGCCAGTACCACATCGCCAACGCCAGGATATACACGTCGACAGACGTTAAAGGCAACGTCTATGCGCACGAAGCCTACGTCAAGTCCATTGACGACTTTTTCCAGCCCATGAGCACGCGCATAACGGTGCCACAGGGCGAATACGGCATGGAGGTGGAGGCATGAGCACCAAACCGGCTGTAAAGTCGCCAAAACGGGCCATTGCGGCCCCCGTGGAGCCCGTCGCGGAGTACCGCATGCCCGCCGATGTCGCGGACTGGATCAAGCAAGCTGAGGCCCGCATAAGGTACCTGACCACCAGGGTGGACGAGCTGAAAGCGGAGAATGCGGGCCTCAAGCGCTCGCATAAGCTGATGGAACAAAGAGTCATGGGTCAAAGTCAGGAATAAATCATGGAAAAAGAACTGAGTCCCCTCGCCCGGCAACTGCTGGGCGCAAACAACCACGTTAAATTTTTCACCCAGCAGGAATTTGATGCCGCCTTGGCTCTGGCAAAGGCCGAGATCATCGACATGGCGGTGCAGGCCACCAGGCACGCCATCGGCATTGAGAACGAGGCCTGCGCGGTGCTTGCGGATGCGCACCCTGATGTAGCCGACGCGATCCGCAACCGTTGGAAGCGGCCAACGGAGCACTAGGGTAAACACCTAGAAAATAATTCTTGGATGCTGTAACTTGGCGTTACACTAACACCATCGCAACAACGCGATGTAACAAATACGGAGCTAAAAATGACCAAGCTGATCAACACCTACCGCGCAGTTCCTACCGCAGCAAACCGCGCAAAGCTGCAAAAATACTTGGACAAGCACATGATGGCCGTGTGCATGGCAAGCCCAGAAGAGATGGCCTTCCTCAAAGCCAATCAGTTCGCAATCTAAACCCTGGGGGCTTCGGCCCCTTCCAATACACCCACACTGGAGAAACAAATGCACAACCCCATAACCGATTCCAAAGTCATCGGCCGCGCACCAGACGGCTCACCCTTGCGCACATGGGCCGAGGGCTCGCGCACCTTCGTCGAGACCTACGGCTACTTCACCGCAACATCGGGCACCACTTATGGCGTGGTGATCGTTGTTGAGACCACCGCTTAACACACCCACACAGGAGAACACCATGGAACCCACCACAATCACCACAGAGCGCGGCGCACGAGTCAGCGTTGACGTATACGCCAACTGGGAGGATCCCAAGGCCCCAGACGATGTCTGGCTGAGCATCGCGGTGCCGATGGCCAGTGCCAGCGCGGTGCTGACACCGGCCCAGGCCAGAGAGCTGGCTGCAGCCCTGATTGCCTTCGCGGAGGCAGCATGAGCAAGACGCTTTATTCCGTATACATAAACGGCGACTGGCACAGTGATGTTGAGGCCTATGACGAGGACGACGCCCTTGACCGCGTTATCGGCAACGTGGGATACCACGTCAAGGAGACCCACGTCGAGCCCGCTGTGGACTACGACTGGGAACCTGAAGAGGACTACTACCCAAGCCGCAACTACAGAGGGTAAAATCTGCTCCTAACGCGCTGAGAGATGCGCTAAGGAGCAGAATATGGCAACAGGAAAGAAGATGGGGCGCCCACCGGGCGATTCCCCGTACCCGAACAAAGAGAAGATCAAGGATCAGTTGGTGAGCTGGCTGGCGCAGGGCAAGACGCTGCGCGAGTTCTGCCGACAGGAAGGTATGCCGCATAACACTGCGCTATATGCATGGGAGCAGCAAGACGAAGACTTCGCACGGCGCATCGCGCGCGCACGCGTTATAGGCCACGACGTGATCGCTGAAGAGTCCTTAGCCATCATGGACACCGAGCCACTTGCAGTATTCGACGAGGTGGGCAACAAGCGCTACGACCCCGGCAGCATTGCCTGGAACAAGGGGCGCGCCGAGCACCGCCTCAAGCTACTGGCCAAATGGAACCCGCGCCTGTATGGCGACAAGACGATCGTCTCGGGTGACGAGGAGGCCCCGCTGGCCGTTGAGGTGTCGTTCGACGTGTTCGGCGAGTTGCTGAAAAACATCGCGCTTACCCGACAGTCAAGTGAGTAGTGCTACCGCCCTGCTGCAGGACCCCAAGGTCCGCGAGCAGTACGCCAAGCTCAAGCCCGAGCAGCGCGCGGCCTTTGAGTGGCGCGCCAGGTGGCTACTCAAGGCCCACAAGTTCCAACTTGAGCCTGTGGGCACCGCCTGGGGCATCTGGCTCATGCTGGGTGGCCGTGGCTCCGGCAAGACCCGCACATCGGCGGAGACCGTGGGCTGGTGGGCATGGGAGCAGCCCAACACCCGCTGGCTGGTGTCAGCACCCACCAGTGCCGACTTGCGCGGCACATGCTACGAGGGCGAGTCCGGGCTGCTGGCCGTTATCCCGCCGGCGCTGGTGGCTAAGTACAACAGCTCGCTGCACGAGATCACGCTGACCAACGGCAGCCTGATCAAGGGCATACCGGCCAGCGAGCCCGAGCGCTTCCGTGGCGGCCAATGGCACGGCGCCTGGTGCCTGCCTGCAGGAACACGCATCAGCATGGCGGATGGAACGCGAAAAGCGGTGGAGGATGTGGCTGTAGGCGATAAAGTGCTAACCCGCTTTGGCGCACACACCGTATCTGCATCTGGGCTTTCCAACAACCCCAATGAACTGGTAACTATCGATTGTGGCGAAACGAGCTTGACACTAACCGTAGATCATCCGATACTTAGCAACAACCGGTGGATACCCGCTGGCGATTTAAAAGCGAAGGATTCGGTATGGGCTATCTCAGGATCAAAGGGCGCTACGCCCACCGCGTCGTGTGGGAACGCCACTTCGGGCCTATCCCGCCCGGATGGGTTGTACACCACAAGGACGAGAACACACACAACAACGACATCACCAACTTGCAAGCCATGCCACGAAGCGAACACGTGCAACACCACGCAACAGGGCGCGAAGGAAACGACACGCAGCGTTTTGCGGCGCGGGCTACGTTGGCTGCGCTACGCACTCCAAAACCCGCAATATGCCTACGCTGCAACAACGGATTTACTTCGCACTCAGCGGGGGAGGTTGGTAAGTTTTGCTCACGGGAATGCCTTGAACAATGGCGGCGCAACAAGTTTGTTCCCGAAGTCCGTAATTGCCTGGTTTGCTCGGAAGAGTACACAGCAGTTAAACGCTTTCAACGATACTGCTGCAGAGCATGCAACAACAAGTCGTCAGTGCGCACATACCGAACTGAGGCAACTGGAGGTACTAAGCGCCGTACGCTCGCCAAACCAGCCGACGTACAACCTGACCGTTGATACGGTCCATGAGTACATAGCCAACGGCATCGTAGTACATAACTGCGATGAGCTCGCGGCGTGGGAGTACCTGCAAGAGGCCTGGGACATGATCCAGTTTGCGGTCCGACTGGGCTCGCACACCCGTGTGATTTGCTCCACCACCCCGAAACCTAAGCCCGTGGTCATGGACCTGATTGACCGCAACGGCGACGACGTCGTGGTGACCACCGCGTCCACCTACGTCAACATCAAGAACCTGGCCCCGTCATTCCAAAAGCAGATCCTGCAGTACGAGGGCACCAAGCTGGGCCGCCAGGAGATCCACGCGGAGATCATCGACCCTGAAGAGTCGGGCATCGTCAAGCGCGACTGGTTCAAGCTCTGGCCCAACGGCAAGCCCTTCCCGCGCTTTGAGTACATCGTGCAGAGCGTGGACTGCGCCGCCAGCGAGAAGACGCACAACGACCCGACGGCGCACATCACCTTCGGCGTGTTCAAGCCCGAGGACGGTGGCATGTGCGCGATGGTGATCGACTGCTGGCAGGACCACCTGCAGTACCCCGACCTGCGGCCCAGGATCCTTGACGAGTACGAGACGGTCTACGGCGAGGGCAAGGCAAAGAAGCGCGTGGACCTGCTGCTGATCGAGGACAAGAGCGCGGGCATATCGCTGATCCAAGACCTGCGCAGGGCGGGCGTGCCGATCCAGGCTTACAACCCAGGGCGCGCGGACAAGATCCAGCGCCTGTCCATCGTGGCCAATATCATCAAGGCTGGGCGCGTCTGGATACCCGAGTCCGGCAACCGCAAGGGCTTTGTGCGAGACTGGGCCGAGGGCATGGTCAGCCAGGTCTGCAGCTTCCCCGAGGGCACGGCCCACGACGACTTTGTTGACGCCATGAGCCAAGCCCTGCGATACTTGCGCGACGCTGGCTGGCTCACCATCGACTTCCCATCAAGCTGGGTGGACGACGAGGACTACGCCGACGCCAACCCGCGACAACGAGAAAACCCCTACGCGGTATAAAATGCAAGAAACCACCGGGATGCGCCATGCCCACACAAACCGAGGAACCGCAATATGACACAGCACAAGAAGGCCCTTTCTGGCGGGTCCGCCCACGCCGCGCTAAAACGGTCGGCGCAGGTGCGCAAGGCAATCGAGCAAGCAATCGGCAAGGCGCCCAAGCTGCATCAGGATCACCACGAGGCGCAAATGCGCAACCACTTGCGGATGCGGACATCCGCGAAATAATCCGCAGCAAGACCGGACTGGCGCACCAAGCTGCCGACGCCTACAGCCGCCAGATGTTCGGGCGGCCCTATGTCCCAGAAGAGAACAGCGAGAGCTCGCTGCGCAAGCAGGGCCCCATCGGGCAGGCCTTCAACCTAGCAGCCACCGACAGCCCCGCCTACAAGCAGGCGGTGTTCGAGGCCTACCAGCGCCATTTGCCCGAGGCAATCCACGCCAAGGACTATGACGACCTGCTGGCGCAGGCCTACCGGCAGCTTGCGCACGAGACCAAGCAGCAGTTCCACAGCCTGCCCGTTGATATGAGCTTCCACCGCAACGGTGAGGGCAACTACAACAGCAGCAAGGAGATGCTGTCTGACATCTACAACAACAAGCACCTCAACGTGTTCCAAGGCGGCGACCGGCACGACTTCTTGCACGAGGTCGATCCGGCCACCGGCTTGAACACCAACGAGATGTTCCGGGCGGTCCACGACTTCTACGGCCACGGCGTGCACGGCAACGAGTTCGGACCCAAGGGTGAAGAGAAGGCGTGGGCGGCGCATTCGGCCATGTACAGCCCGCTGGCCCGTGCGGCCATGACCGCTGAGACACGCGGCCAGAACAGCGTGGTGAATTACACCCCGCTCAATGCCGAGATCAAGAAGGAGGTTCGCGAGCTCGACGAGGCCGCGTACCACGCCCGGCGCAAAGGCCGCGATGATCTGGCCGATGCCGCACTGGCCGAGAAGAAGAACCTGCTGTCCAACCACTTCCAGTACGCCCCGCAGAAGGCTGTGCTGCTGCCTCCCGAAATGAACCGTGGCGACTACGCTGGAGGCGTACCGGCCTACCTGCGGCCCTTGATGAAGCCCGCCAACCCGGCCAGCGCTGAGCTGACGCACTTCAGCAACGAGCCCAACCTAACCGCCACCGATCCGAGCCGCTACGGCACCGGCATCAAGGGTGCGGAGGCCGAGCGGCTGCAGGACCCGGCAGCCGTGCGCAATCGGACATACTTCTACGCGGGCAACCCCGAACGCGGCGAGCCGGGGCTGGGTGTACACAAGTACCGCACCCGAGCCAGCGACCTGTACGACGTGGCCAGCGACCCGCAAAAGTTGTACGCGCTGGCCCGCGAGCACAACGTCACGCCGTTCACGGCCAAGTACAACCAAGGCGTAGAGAACCGCCAAGGCGCCTTCACCGACTTGGAGCGGCTGGCGCAGGAGCACGGCTACGGTGGCATACTCCAGCGCAACACCCAGATGCCGATGGCGGCAGTATTTGGCGCGCTGCCCGTGCGCAAAGCAACATAGGACCGAGCCATGGCCAAACCCAAGTATCCGCAGTCAGAAGCCCTTGAGATGGCCCGGCTCAACGCCATCCGCATGCTGGGCCTGCATGAGCACAACACCCCGGAAGACCGGGCGCGTGCTATGGGCTTTGAGCCAGGATGGGGACACGGAAGCCCGCACAATGACATTGTTGAGTTAAAACCATCACGCACTGGCGCACAGGGGCCAGGTGCGTATGCCACTCAGCACCTTCCCGAAACGGCGATGTATGCCATGGGTAAAGAAGGCGCGACGTCCTACCCGCTGATGGTTAAGCGAGCCCAAGCTCTTGACATCGGTATGAAAAACCCCTATGAGCATTTTGGGGTAGAGGACGATCAGGCGCTAAAACGTGCCTTACACGACGCTGACAAAACGGGAATGGTGGTAAAACAACCTTCTACGGCGGATTGGCTGAAGGACTTAGATGTAGCCGATTACCCCGAGCGCAACCATTACGTGTCGATGCACCCGCACACTTTTCGTTCGCGCTTTGCCGCATTCGATCCCGCCCGAGCCCACGAGGCTGGGCTAAGCTACAAAGAAGGTGGCGACGTGGAACCAACACCCGACCAGATGCGCCAAATATTGTCAACGCGTGAACATGATGAAAACCTTGCAAAGTTTTTAAAAAATAGCAAAATAAAAGATAAGGTGTATCACGGAACAAACCAAGATTTTCAAGAATTTGATCCTACAAAAATAGGATCAGCAACAGATGAAGGCTGGCTTGGTCACGGTCACTATTTTACGACGGACCCCAGTGTTGCAGATTCTTACGGTAAAACAATAATGCCGATGTATATATCCGCTAAAAATCCATACGATATGAATGGTAAAAATTTTAGTAAAGTATTAAAAGAACATGGCGGCCCTAAAAAATTTAGTGAATGGTTAAGAAAACAAGGGCATGATAGTGCGACTATGTGGTCGCAGTATATGGTTCTTGATCCCCATCAAATTAAATCCGCTATCGGCAACCGTGGAACTTACGACCTCAATAACCGTAATATAAATATGGCTGAAGGCGGTACTGTCGGCCATTACGCTGAAAATGGCGAGGTCAAGGCCGAGCCCAGCCAGGACGAGATGCTGGCCCACGTCATGCTGCGCAACATGACCAGCCTCAAGAACGTGGGTGCCAATGAGGCGCCCAACCTCAAGGTCAAGGCCTACGTGGCACCGGGCGTAGGCCCAGGCCTGCCCGTTGGCGGCGTGGACTTCCAACCTGAGATGCCCGGCCAGCAGGTGCTACCGGGCCAGCCCGCTGCCCCGATGGGAGCAATGCCGCCCCAACCAGGGCAACCAGCAGGGCAAATGCCCCCAACGGGACAACCGCCACAAGGCCAACCACCAGCGCCAGCTCCCGGCGCCCCGCGCAGCAACATCCTACAGATGACGCAGCAGGGCCAAGCACTGGCGGCCATGCGCCCTAACCAGCTTATGCCGCGCATGGCAGGCGGCGGCAGCATTAAGGACTACATTCGCATCACGGAGCGCCCACTATGACCGGACTGTACTCACCCATCAATCGGCTCATGGAGCAGGTCACCCGCCCCAAGGGCACTGGTGCTGAGTACATGGCCGAGCTGCAGAAGAAACCCGGCTACAAGCCTGCTGAGGCTGAGGACCGCGACCTGCAGGCGCTCATGGCGCTGCCCCAGATGGCGCGTGCGGAGTTCATGGAGAAGCTTAAAGCTCAAGCCAACAAGTTTCCGCTCAAGCAGCGCGAGCTGACCGGCAGCCAGACGCACCACGCGAGATGGACCCTACCCGGCGGCGAGAACTACCGCGAGATCCTGCTGCACACGCCCATGCCCGAGGGACAAGGCTTTGAAGGCGTTCGCGGCCACTTTGGTGGTACGCCCAACATCTTGGCCAGCGTTATGGCCAAGGATCGCACCAGTCCCGAGGGCAAGAAGGTATTGCACCTTGAGGAAATTCAATCCGATTGGCATCAACAGGGACGCGAAGGGGGGTACCAGCCCAAGGACTTCGCCAAGCAACTCAGGGAGGCAGCCAACTGGCACAAACGGCTTAAAAAAGAGTCCACCTTTGGCATGGACAAGTACGAATACGCCGAGCACGAAAAGGCGCTGGAGGATGCCGAGGCCGAAATGAACAGGCTGGAGCATTTCAAATACGAAAGCGTACCCTACGGCCCCCACGCCAAGGACTGGCACGAGTTGGCGCTTAAGGCCATGATCCAACACGCCGCCGAAAAGGGCTACGACCAGATCGCAATTAACCACGGCAAAACTTTGTCGGATCGCTATGGATTAACTCAAAACGATTTTGATAAAGAAGACATGGAGCCAATAGCCAATAAAGGAATGGTTGATTTTTACGATAAAAAAATTCCCGCCTTTTTGAACAAGTTCGGCAAGAAGCATGGCGTGCAAGTGCAGCCGGGCGAAGTGGAAACGCATCCAGATCGGTACGAAGAGCTTTCCCCAACCGCCGTTGGGTATTCTCAATGGACGCCTGAAGCAAATAAAATTCGGCGTTTGCCCGTGTACGCACCCGTCCACATGTTCGACATTACCCCGGCCATGCGCGAGGATGTGCTCAAGAACGGCATCCCGCGCTATGCCGAGGGCGGCGATGTTCCACCAGCCGATGTCAATCTTGCAAAATTCTTGGAGCTTAGCAAAGAGAAACGCCGCATGTACCACGGCACCCGCCACTACACCCGAGGTGTACCGGGCGGGCATCCAATAACCAGCCCTGAAGCCGACCCAAATTACACTGAAAAGATGCGCAACACCGGGGGGTTTGAATCCATCACCCCCGGTATTCGAGGCATGTCTTTTGTCACGCCCGATACAGAATTTGCTAATGAGTACGCTGGGGAAAACAAAAAAGCGGACAAAATGTCTGGTGCGGTGTATCCCGTATATGTACAGGTAAAAAACCCTTTTGACTACGAAAACCCAGCGCACGTTAGGGCCGTGGCTAAGTTGCTAAAACCCACAGACAATAAATGGGCCATGCACTACGGCAAAAACCCAAAACAGATATACGAACGGCTTGCTTCGGGCGCGTGGGAATATATTGAAGACCCAGATGTTCAGGCAGCGGCCAAGAAGTTGGGCCACGATGCTATGTACATGAACGAACATGGCATAAAAAATTTGGGCGTCTTTAACCCCAACGCCATTAAATCGGCTATTGGCAACCGTGGCACCTACGACATCAACGAGCCGCACATGAATAAAGCCACCGGTGGCGTAGTCAAAGAGAAAGTTACAATCTCGCCCAACATGGACGTGATGCAGTACGAGCTGATCAACAGGAAAGCGAAATAATGGCTGACACCTACGATAACCAAGACGACGAGATGGACCCCGACTTGAACGAGGACGGTTCGGCGGACGTGGAGCTGCCAGAGGACGTGTCCGATGTAATGGAGATGCCCGACGGCTCTGCCGTGGTGAGCATGGAGACCAGCGGCCCAGAGGAGTCTCCCGACTTCTACTCCAACCTAGCCGAGTCGATGGACGGCTTTGAGCTTGACACTCTGGGCCTGCGCTACGTCAACCTGCTGGACAAGGACAAGGACGCCCGCGAGGAACGCGACAAGCAGTACGAGGAAGGCCTACGGCGCACTGGATTGGGCAAGGACGCCCCAGGTGGTGCCAACTTCATGGGCGCCAGTAAGGCGGTCCACCCGGTAATGGCCGAGGGCTGCGTGGACTTTGCCAGCCGCGCCATCAAGGAGTTGTTCCCACCAGACGGTCCCGTGCGCACCAAGATCTTGGGCAAGGTGGACGACCTTAAGCAGGAACGTGCCGAGCGTAAGCGCGACTTCTTGAACTGGCAGATCACCGAGCAGATTGAGGAGTTCCGCGACGAGCAAGAGCAGATGCTCACTCAGTTACCGTTGGGCGGCTCGCAGTACCTCAAGCTCTGGTACGACGAGAACCAAAAGCGCCCCGTGATTGAGTTCCTGCCTATCGACCGCATGATCCTGCCGTTTGCGGCCAGCAACTTCTATACCGCCCAGCGCGCGGCTGAGGTGCATGAGATCACCGAGTGGGAATACGATCGGCGCATTGCCAGCGGCATGTACAAGGACGGCACCCACGTCACCTCGGGCCAGGAGCCGGAGCAGACCCGCTCGCAGAAGGCCAACGACAAGATCGAGGGCCGCAAGTTCCAAAACAATGAGGACGGCCTGCGCAAGGTGTACCACGTCTACACCTGGCTGGAGCTAGAGGACGACAAGGAGTCCGGCGGCAAGATGGCCCCGTACATCATGATGATTGACGAGCAAAGCTCCGAGGTCGTTGGCCTGTACCGCAACTGGGAAGACGGCGACGAGACGATGACCAAACTGGATTGGATCATCGAGTTCAAGTTCATCCCGTGGCGCGGCGTGTTTGCCATCGGCCTGCCCCACCTGATTGGTGGACTGAGCGCGGCCCTTACCGGTGCCCTGCGCGCGCTGCTTGATAGCGCCCACATCAACAACGCCGCCACGATGCTCAAGCTCAAGGGCGCCAAGATCAGCGGCCAGACCCAGCAGATTGAGGTCACCCAGGTGGCTGAGATTGAGGGCGCACCCGGCGTGGACGACATCCGCAAGATCGCCATGCCCATGCCGTTCAACCCACCCAGCCCGGTGTTGTTTGAGCTGCTAGGTTGGCTGGACAGCGCTGCCAAGGGCGTGGTGACCACGTCCGAGGAGAAGATAGCCGACGTCAACTCCAACGCGCCCGTGGGCACCACCCAAGCGCTGATTGAGCAGGGCGCCGCCGTCTACTCCGCGATCCACGCCCGACTGCACCAGTCGCAGGCCCGCCTAATCAAGGTGCTGTGCCGCTTGAACCGCTGGCACTTTGACGAGATGCGCAAGGGCGACATGGTCGCCGACCTTGAGATTGAGCGTGAGGATTTCGAGAAGAACACCGACGTGATACCGGTGAGCGACCCCCACATCTTCAGCGAGACCCAGCGCATGGCGCAGATGCAGGCCGTGCTGTCCCGTGCGGACGCCAAGCCTGATCTATACGACGCCAAGGCCGTGGAGGAGCGGTTCCTCAAGCAGCTCAAGATTCCAAACGTAAGCGAGCTGCTCAAGGAGGTGCCCGAGCCCGAGCAGCGCACGCTGGCCGACGAGAACGCGGCTATGTGCATGAACCACCCAGCGTATGCCTACATGCAGCAGGACCACCTGGCGCACATCCAGGGCCACCTGATGTTTGCCATGGATCCGTCCTTTGGCTCAAACCCGTTTATCGCGCCTACGTTCTTGCCCAAGGTTGTGGACCACATCAAGGAACACATGACGCTGTGGTACCTGAACCGTATGAACGGCTACGTAGCCAACCTGCGCGGCGGCAAGCCCGTGGACGACTACGAGAACCCCAAGCTTACAGCCATCATTGACAAGCTCTATGCCACCGTGGGCCAGCACGTCACGTTGGACAGCGAGCAGGTGTTTGCGCAGATCCTGCCGGTGATGCAGCAACTCCAGCAGACCCTGCAAGCCACTGCCAAACCCGCCATGTTGCCGCCCGACGCCCAGGTGGTCAAGGACACCGCTATGGCCGAGACGCAGCGCAAGGCCGCCAAGGACAAGCAGGACGCCCAGATCGCGCAGGCCAAGATCCAAGACGGCCAGATGCGTGGGCAAGCCGAGATGCAGGCCGCCGCGCAGCGCGACCAGCAGGACGCGCAACTACAATTGGAAATAGCGCGGATCAACAACCAAGCGCGCGTTGAAATTGAGAACGCAAAGTTAACCCACCAGACCATACAGACCATGGTCCAACCTCAACTAGGAGCCCCAAATGGCAACGTCTGATACCGAACAGAAAAGTATTCTTGTAAAGCAGAACAAGCGCATGGCCATGGGCGAGAAGCTTGACGGCCAGAGCATGGGCCCCAAGGGCAACAACAAACCCGCTGGTGGTCTGAGCGCGCTGGCTAAGAAGAAAAAGTGATCTCGGAATTAATCCACCAGATCCAAATACGGCAGGCGGAACTTCGCCTGTCGCTGGTAACCAACCCCGTGAGCGATCACGCAATATATTCCCGCATCGTGGGGGAGTACCAAGGCTTGCAATGGGTCATGGACGCCCTCAACGTAAAACTCGCCGAAAACGAATAAGGCCGCAAGGCCCCAAGCAGCGCTGAAATATGCGCATTTTTGAACCTGAAATATGGTTTTGTCGATAGGAGTGAGCATGAGTGAAGAACGAGTTCCCTACATCGTAGGGACGCAACAGGCGTCTGACCCTGCCGAGATGGCATGGGCATTTCCAGACGTACCGGCAGGTCAGGCCCCCCTAGGTGGCCGGGTCATTGTCCAGCTTCGCCGCATCAAAAAGAACGCGGGAAAGATCATCCTGGTTGAAGAAACTAAGGAGAACGAGAAGTGGAACAACATGATTGGGCGTGTCGTCGCAATCGGCCCACTGGCGTACCGTAACCGCGACACCATGGCAACATGGCCGGAGGGAAGTTGGGCGGAGATTGGCGACTTTGTCCGAGTACCGCGTTGGGGTGGGGACCGCTGGGAGCGGCCCGTCATCGGCGAGGAAAACGGCGACCTCAACCCGGTGCTGTTCATGACCATAAACGACCACGAGGTAATTGCGAAGGTCACTGACGACCCGCTGTCCTTCAAAGCCTACGTCTAAGGAAATACCATGGCCACAGAAAACAAAGAAGACGAGTTGAAAGTCCAAGAAGGACAGGACGGAACCGCCACGGTGGAGCTGCCCGAGGGCATCCTGCCCGCCGATGACGGCGACAACACCCCCGCGCAAGCCCCAGCAGACGACGGCGGCGACGAGGACCACCCCGATGACAGCGACGCGGTACGCGCAGCGCGCCGTGCGCGCCGCCGTTCCAAGAAAGAGCTGATCCGGAACACCAACAAAGAGAAGGATGTCCAGCTCCAGATGCTGCGTCGGCAGAACGAGGAGATGATGAACCGCTTGGCGCGCATGGAACAGCGCACCCAGGGTGCCGATCTGGCCCGTATTGATAAAACCATTGAGGACCAGCAGGTGCGGCTGGAGTATCACCGCATGAAACTGGCTGAAGCGACCAGCGCAGGTGACGGCGAGAGCGCGGTAAAGGCCCAAGAGGCGCTTTTTGAAGCGCGTCAGCAGGTAGAGCAGCTTGCCAGACTGCGAAAACAGGCGGAACAGGGTGAAAGAGCGCCCGCGCCGACCATAGATCCGGCAATTCAAGCCAATGCGGCTACCTGGATTGAGCGAAATAGTTGGTACAAGCCCGATTTATCGGACACGGATAGCAAAATTGCAAAACAGGTTGATGAAGTGCTTGCAAAAGAGGGTTTTAGCCCGTCTGATCCCGATTATTGGGACGAATTAGACAACCGCTTGCAAAAGTATTTACCGCATCGCTATAATGACGCGGACAAGCGTGAATCCAACCAACGAACACCAAGGAATACCGTGGGAAGCTCAGGTCGTGAAGCATCAGCCGCATTCGGGGGCACAAACCGCACCTTTACTCTCTCCGCTGAACAAGTGCGAGCGATGAAGGACGCGGGCATGTGGGATAACCCCGAAAAACGCGCCAAGATGATCAAACGATATGCAGCCGAATCACGTAACCGGAGTAACTAATTATGGAATCACGTTTAAAAAAATCTCTCAGTGCTGGTGGACGCAATGATCGCGCAAGCGAGGACGCAAGCCGCGCAGCACCTGAGGACAAGTTCGCTTCTACGCAAGAACGTCGCAAGATGTGGAACGAGGAGTGGACGCAATCAGCGTTGCCTAAACTACCCAGCATGAGTGGGTGGCATCTTTGCTGGCTCTCAACAACCAACACCTACGACTCCATTGACAAAAGGATTCGGCAGGGGTACGTCCCAGTGAAAACTGAAGAGTTACCCGGCTACGAAGATCTGCGCGTGAAGACCGGCGAGCATGTTGGATACATCTCCTGTAACGAAATGTTACTGTTCAAGATACCCATGGATGTTTTCCAAGAGATCATGGCGTACATGCACTACGAGAAGCCCCGTGACGAGGCGGAAAAAATCCGCGTCCAAGTGGAGCAACTCCAAGGCGCAAGGGACAGCAACGGTAAGTCGCTGGTGGGCGTTGAGGGCGACGGAATGGGCAATTTTGACAAGCAAACCAATCACACGCCGGTATTCTCCGGTTAACTAAGGAGTTTCTATGAGTGCTACCTCTGCTCCGTTTGGCTTGCGTCCTGCGTTCCACCCTTCTGGTTTGGATCGCGCACAGGCGCTTGCTGGCGGTATCGCTTCGGGCTACGGTTCGAATATTTTCAAGGGTCAACCTATTGCATACGGCACTAGTTCTGCCAATGGTACCATCGTTGCTGCTGGAAATACCGCTGCTGACGCGTGGTCTGGCGCTTTTGCTGGTGTTGAATGGACGGATACCACAGGTCGCCGGTCAATCAGCAACTACTGGCCTGCTAACACCGCGTACCAACTTGGCTCGTGCATTGCATATTTTTATAACGACCGCAATATCGTTTATGAAATTCAAACCAACGCTACGTTGACCCAAGCATCTATCGGTAACGAGTATATTTTTGCCACCCCTACGGCGGGTTCTACCACCATCGGTCTGTCGCGAGCCACTTTGGCTGCCGGAAGCCCTATAGGTGGCGGCAATCAAAGCCAGATGCGTGTAGTTGATTTGGCTCCCTACCCAGACAATGCTTGGGGCGATGCCTATGTAATTGTCCGCGTCGTGAACTGCCAATCCCAATTCTTTGGCTCTGTCACCGCTATTTCATAAGGAGAATAAACAATGGCTGCACCAATGAGAAGTACGGACTTCCGAAGCATCGTCGAACCAATTTTGAACGAATGCTTCGATGGAGTTTATGACCAACGCGCCGACGAATGGTCTCGTGTTTTCCGCGAGGAAGACGGTATCCCACGTAACTACCACGAAGAGCCCGTCCTGTACGGTTTTGGCGCGGCGCCCCAACTGCCTGACGGCACACCGGTGACGTACCAACAAGGTGGCGTGCTGTTCCTGAAGCGCTACATCTACAAGGTCTATGGTCTGGCTTTTGCTTTGACCAAGGTTCTCGTGGAAGACGGCGACCACATCCGCTTGGGCCAGGTGTACGCACGTCACTTGGCACAGTCCTTGGTGGAGACCAAGGAACTGCTGTCCGCTAACGTCTTGAATACCGCTTTCAGCAGCAATGCTCCCGGCGGCGATGGTGTGTCGCTAATCAACATTGCTCACCCCATCGTGAACGGCACGTTCAGCAACCAGTTGGCCACCGCTGCTGTGCTTTCGCAAACCTCCCTTGAGCAGATGCTTATCCAAGTACGCCAGGCTGTGGACAACAACGGTAAGAAAATCCGTTTGGTGCCCAAGCAGCTCGTCGTGGCTCCCGGTAACGTCTTCCAATCGGAAGTGCTGCTGAAGTCGGTCCTGCGCGCAGGCAACGCCAATAACGACGTCAACCCCATCAAGTCCATCGGCTTGCTGGACGGCGGCGCTACTGTGCTGTCTCGTTTGACCAGTGCCAACGCATGGTGGGTCCAGACCGACGCTCCCGAGGGCTTGAAGCTCTTGATGCGTCGTCGTTTGGAGAAGACCATGGAAGGTGACTTTGAGACTGACTCAATGCGCTACAAGGCCACCGAGCGTTATGACGTCGGATTCACCGACCCACGCTGCCTTTATGGCACGCCTGGGATTTAGAGTAGACTATTTTCGGGGATGTGTTAAGCTCCAAGGTGTAACAACTTTGGAGCTTATAAATGCCTGAAAAATGCCACGTAATTAGTTGCAATGCCCCCGCCGTAGGAAATGGCCTATGCCAAAAACACTATATGCGGATGCATCGCCACGGAGAAGTGGGCAATACTCGTCCTACCGATTGGGGTCAGCGTGAAAAACACTCAGCGTACAAGGCTTGGTGTAATTTGCGCAGGCACCATCGGCAGGATACCCAACCGGAATGGATTGACGATTTTTGGGCGTTTGCAAAGGATGTCGGCAAAAAACCTGAGTTTGGGCAAGCATTCAGACCTGACAGTTCAAAACCATGGTCAAGGGATAATTTTTATTGGAAAGAGAAACGCGCATCATCCGAAGACAGAAAAGAGTACATGCGTGAGTGGTCTAGAAAATCTAGGGCTGCAAACAAAGAGTATTACGCTGAACAAGACCTCAAAAAACAATACGGGGTCGATATGGAGTGGTACCGTGCAACTCTTGCCGAACAGAATAACGTGTGCGCTATCTGCGCCAAGCCAGAGACAACGCAGATACGCAACAAAACCATAGCAATGGCGGTGGATCACTGTCATACTACGGGCAGGGTCAGGGGGCTACTTTGCACACAATGCAATCGAGCTCTTGGACTTTTCGGGGATGATCCCGCAGCACTTCATGCGGCCATTGGCTACTTGGAGAGATTTAAGTAACATCGGTCAAACTTTTCAAGGAGCAGACCATGCCATCATTTGCAGACGATCTATTTCTCGGTCCAGCCCAAACCTACATGGGCACCGGACTTCGCCCATACAGCGCCACCTTTACCGGTTCAATGTCAGGAACGACTCTGACCGTCACGGCCTTGCTGTCTGGCGCCCCAATTGTTTTGGGCATGTACGTTGACGGCTCAAGCGTGACCGATGGCACGTACATCACGGCTTTCGTCACCGGTAACGGCGGTACGGGTACGTACACCATCAACCAGTCCGTGACTGCTTCCAGTACCACGATGACGGCCCATACCAACACACCCCTTGACAATCCATCTCCTATGGAATTGGGCATTGGGCCGTTGGGTCGAATTTACGTCTGGGACGTTGTGCCTCAAGCGCTGGTTACAAACAACGTAGCCGCCTCGCAGACGCCCGCCGCCGCTGGCTCTTTGACGTTGACCGCTGGCACCTCCGTGAAGTCCGTGGTTCGATCTGATGGCACGACAGTATTGCAGTTGGACCTGCCTCGCGCTGTCCAATTGACCACGGTGTCCGGCACGATCTCCACCAGCCGTAACCTGACCGTGTCTGGCTACGACTACTACGGTCAGCCGATGAGCGAGGTAATTGCGACAGGTACAACGTCTTCTGCTGTGGCTAACGTCGCGGGCAAGAAGGCTTTTTACCAAATCTCTAGCATTGCAATCAGCGGCGCGTTGCCGGTGGCCATCACTGTTGGCACCACCGATGTCCTTGGCCTGCCAGTTCGGGTGTTCAACGTGTCGTATGTGGCCAGCGTAAAGTCCAACAACACCTTGGCCCAAGATGCGGGCACCTTTGTCGCTGCGGATACCGCCACGGCAACTACCACCACCGGCGATGTTCGGGGCACGTATGCGCCTGCTACCGCGTCTAACGGCATCGTTCGCACGACGATGGGCATATTGCTGCCAGCTATCGCGGTCGGCCCCAACGCAACCCGCGTTGGCGCTCTCGGTGTGAACCAAAACCTCGTGTCTTAATAGGAGGCAATCATGGGCCAATTTAAACCAATGGTGAAGATGGAGACCACCGAGCCTTCGGTGATCCTGAAGCTGAAAAAGGGCGGTCACGTTGCGATGGACAAAGACGACAACGGCCACACCAACATGAAGGGTAAAAACTTCATGAAGGACAACAACGAAGAGGCTTGCGAAGAAGGCAGCTCCCCCAAGAAGCCCTCAATGTCCGAGCGTCGCAAAGCTATGTCCGGCGCCCTGCTGAACTCCAAAAAGGGCGGCAAGGTTGAGAAAAAGGCTATGGGCGGCATGATGGGCACCCCAGCAATGGCAGCCCCTATGGACCCCCGTAAAATGGCCATGATGAAGGCTCTGATGGCTCGCAAGGCGGCTATGGGCGCTCCCGCAGCCCCTATGGCAGCCCCAGGCATGCCTGCCATGAAAAAGGGCGGCAAAGCTGGTGACAAGGCTCAAGACAAGGCCATGCTGGCCAAGGCTTTCAAGCAGCACGATGCGCAAGAGCACAAGGGCGGCAAGGGCACCAAACTCAAGCTGGCTACGGGCGGCCTGACTAACCCCATGAAAAAAGGGGGTTCTGTCAACGATTTTCTCAACACCAAAACCGTAAAGATGGTTACCACTAAAGGCTACGAAAAGTACGCTGATGGTGGCACCGTAGACGGAAATGCTTTGAAAACCGTGAACATGGTTACGGCGGAAAAAGCCGCTGGGGGCACCGTAAAAAATAACGCCAAGACCTACGCCGACACCAAAATAAAGCACAAGAAAACCGATCCTGGTTACGAGCGCTACGCGACTGGCGGTGTTGTGAACGGCATGGCTACGGGCGGATTGACTAACCCAATGAAAAAAGGTGGGAAAGTTGATTTTGCCAACCGGCCTGCCAACACCTCAAAAGCCGATCCGGGCTACGAGCGTTACGCGACTGGTGGGCTAGCCAACCCGATGAAAAAAGGCGGTGCCGCAAAAAAGCACTACGCCACGGGGGGCAGTGTTAGCACTGGCCGCGCCGTGGCAATGCCTAAGAAGCCCGTTTCCCAACCGGTAAGCAACACCCGCCAGTCTGGTACATTTAAGAAAGGCGGCTCAGTTGATTCCGATTTGGTCGACGCCTCTAAAGGTGCCTATGACCGGTCTATCGGGCCGGGAGCGGATGAGCTAGAGATGGCAAGAGCTTTCCGAGATCCGATTGGCAGCATAAAAAAGCTGCTGGGGGTAAGCCCCACGCCGACGGAAAAGCAGGCCATCCATACCGGCGGGTACAAAAAAGGCGGCAACGCCAAGTGCTGATAGGTAAGGGGCTTAAAATGCCCCTTACTTTTTAATTATTAGGTGAAACCATGAGACCAGTAAATCTATCGGTGACGGGCGTTGGTAACTCGGCTGTTTATGCGGTTGACAATTACGTTGCACCGGCCAACATGGGCATGGCTGTAATTGTTACTGGAACCATTACGTATAAAGTGCAGTACACCTTCGACAACATTTTTGCTGCCGGGTACAGTCCACTTGCGGGAAATTGGTTTGATCACCCGACATTGGTTGGAACTACCTCAGCCGAGTCAAACATCGCCTACCCTGTCACCGGCATCCGGTTGACTACGACAGCGGGGACCGGTACGGCAACCCTAACAATCATCCAAGCGGGGAACTAAGCCATGAGCATCGCCACAAGCATCACCGGTGGAAGCGCTTCAAGCCAGCTCATGGACTTGTTGGCCGTAATGGCAAACCCAAATGCGTACAAAGCAAAACTTGATGCGTTGGAAGCAGCCACTGCCGAAAACAAAAAGTACGTAGAGGCCCTTGGTCCTGCTAGCGAAATTATTGATTTGCGCGACCAAGCTAAGGCTTTACGCGAAGAAGCGGATGCCTATAAAACAACCACGACAGCAGAAGCCAACGCTTTTTTGGTAGCCGCAAAAAACCAAGCTGCCACGGTAGTTGCCGATGCCAAAGCCCAATCGGATCAATTAATCGCCGCAGCCAAGGTAAAAACCGATGCCGCGAATGCGCTGATGGACAAGGCTTTGGGTGCTAAAACGCAAGTTGACGCAGCAATTGCAGCGGCTACGGTTGCCCAAGCTGATTACGAAGCCAAAGCCGCTGATTTGGATGCCCGCATGACAGCCGCCGCCACCGCTCAAGCAGAGGCCGAGGCATACAGGGATAGCTTGACAGCTAAAGCGCAAGCGTTCGCCAAGGGGCTGTAACAATGTCCGTCGCCCCGTATGCGGGCGTAGTAGCGCTCGATAACTTCAAGTCGCCTACAGCCTCCGCTGACGGCCTTCAAGGCCAGGTCCCTAAACCATTGGCTGGGCAGCAGACCTACATTCTTTCCGCGTCTGGGTGGGTTGCAGCGGGTAGCGGCGGTATTGGCACAGTCACTTCTGTTGATGCCACCGTACCGGCGTTCCTGTCGGTCTCTGGTGTACCTATTACTACCAGCGGGACTATCGCAATCACCTACTCGGGTACGGCTTTGCCCGTGGCAAACGGCGGTACAGGCGTTACCGCATCAACAGGTGCAAGTAGCGTAGTTCTGCGGGATGCAAACCAAAACGTCACTGCAAACGCCTTTGATGATGCCTATGTAAATACGGCAGCTTCCGGTACGCAGATCACGCTGACTGTTGCCTCTGCCCGTAGGTACACGATCACTGGGTCTGGCGGGCAGGTTATTAAATTGCCTGACGCAACCACCTTGGTAAACGGCACTATTTTTGAGTTTGACAACAACCAAAGCAGTGGCGCAATAACGGTTAACAATAACTCAAATACCCTAGTTGTTTCTGTTCCTAGCGGCGGCATCGTTAGGGTAGATTTACTATCCAACGCAATTGCTGCGGGTTCTTGGGACAGACACGACCTAACACCAGCTAACGTATCGTGGTCTACAAATACGCTTGACTACGCGGGATCGATCACAAACGCAACATGGAATGGAAACGTAATAGCCTATAACCGTGGCGGTACAGGCCAATCATCTGTGTTTGTTGCTGGCGGGGTTGTTTATGGCTCCACAACAACTGCGATGGCGGTTACCGCTGCGGGAACTTCAGGACAGGTTTTAACGTCCGCAGGTGCAAGTGCACCTGCATTTTCCTCAAGCATTGATGGCGTTACTATCGGCGGCACAACACCTGCGGCAGGATCGTTCACTACGCTTATTGGCGGCTCAGGCTCTGCCAACTACGAACAGATCACTGGTGGCGCGACAACCAAGGCCGTGCAGTTCCAAACGCTTGGCACGGACGCTAATATCTCTGTTGCGGTGCAGCCTAAGGGCACAGGAGCAATTGACCTTGCTGCGGGTTCAAGCGGTGTCAACATCAGCAATGGTGGTACTGTTACTGCTGTTACTCGG